GCAAAAAGCACGCGTGCAAAACGCGTTCGCGACGCCAACAAAACTGAGCCTTCGTCTTCGTCTTCGTCTTCGTCTTCTCCCCATTCTTTGATTACAAAGAATGGGGAGGATCCGCCCATCGATTTTCGCGAAGCAGCAAGCGCGGAGTTCGACGGCCGAGACGACGCCAAGCCAGCAACCCCGAGAGCAACGCGCGGCTTTCCAGAAGCAGCCTTCGAAGCCGAGTTCATCGAACGCGGACAGGCGAGCGGGGTCACTGTCGCCAAGTTCAGCGCGCTCGAGCGTTCGATCGGAGGACAGCTCGTCAGGCGTTGTGGCGAAAACGGTATCACGCAAGCGAAGCTGCTCGCGGAGTGGTGGCGACCCGAGTGGCGAGTCTGCGGGCTGACGGTGCAGCAACTCGATCGGCATTTCGCATCAGTGCGCGCTGCCATCGCCGACCCGAAGCTGAGACCAAAACCGAAGCGCGATCTGACAACCGAGCCGCCGACCGGGTTCCGCGTGATCCCGAGCGTCGAGGAAACATCGCAACGAAACGCAGAACGAAACGCGCCGATCGATCCGGAGCAACACGCAAAAACGAGCGCCGCACTTGCAGCGCTCACACGAGGTCAACTGTGAGTCACCCAAGCGAAGATTACATTCTCGGAACGCTTCTGAATTTCGGCGAAGGGCTCGAGCTCTGCGACAAGCTCGACAGCCGCAGCTACTCAGAGGGGCGTCTGCAAATCGTGTGGCAGGCGATCAGGCAGCTTTGCGAGGAAGGGAAACCCTACACGGCGGACTGCGTGCATGCGATTCTGCATCGCGAAGGCAGGATCGAGCAAATCGGCGGTGCGGCGTTTCTGGATGAGCTCATGGACCGTGGCGTCTCGCCGGCGACGATTCACGTGCACGCCAAGGATCTGCACAATCGCGCCATGGTGCGCGAACTCGGCGCAGTCGGTCAAAGCATAGCAGCGCAATCAACCGACGACGCGCAGGCCGATCACGTGATTGAAAACGCAGAGCGAGACATCCTCGCCCTGCAATCGCGACGCGAAACACGAAACGAGATGAGCGCCAAAGACGCGGTGATCTCGGCGATGAAGACGATCCAGCGTCGTCACGAGCATGGTGGCGTCGTCGGGATGCCTACCGGATATCGGGACCTCGACGAACAGCTGGGCGGACTGCAAGACGGCGCGCTTTACATCCTGGCGGCACGGCCCGCGATGGGTAAAACCTGCCTAGCGCTCAACATGGCGACTCATGCCGCAGAGAAGCACGCAGCCGCGATATTTTCGCTCGAGATGAGCGGTGACGAGCTCGCCGGGCGTCTCGTGTCAGCGCAAGCGCGCGTGAATATCTCAGCGCCGAAGTCGTTCGGTGATGCCGCATACGTGAAGCTTGCACGGGCCCAGCAAGAGCTTTCCAACGCATCGCTGACGATCGTCGACTCGTCAGCGCTCACGTCGTCCGAGCTCCGTGCGCACGCACGCAAGCTTCACGCACAGGGCAAGTGCAAGTTGCTGGTCGTCGACTACCTGCAACTCATGTCGGGCGATGGAGAATCACGGGAGCGCGAGATCGGCGAGATATCCCGATCGCTCAAGCTGCTCGCCAAGGAGCTTGCAATCCCGGTTCTTGCGCTCTCGCAGCTAAACCGCGGCGTCGAGTCGAGACAGGACAAGCGCCCGACGCTCGCCGATCTGCGAGACTCGGGCAGCATCGAGCAAGACGCGGATGTCGTGATGTTCATCTACCGCGACGAGGTCTACAACGCCGATTCGAGCGACAAGGGAATCGCCGAGCTCATCGTCAGCAAGAATCGGCACGGACCGGTTGGCAAGGTGCGTTTGCGATTCACGCCCGAGTATCAGCGATTCGACTCGATGCTTTGAACTTGCCTGTGTGGCGAAGTGTCCCGGACGTGTGGCGAACTTGACACGCGTGGCGAAATGGTGTGGTGTCGCCGCATAACGTTCGGGGGCACGGCATCATGGCTGAGGGCAGCGAAAGAGCAGCGAAAAAAAGACGCGGTCCAGGCCGCCCTTTCCAGCCCGGTCAGAGCGGAAACCCGCTCGGCGGTAAGTCAATCCCCGTCGAAGTCCGTGACGCGGCTCGAGCCCATACCGAACTAGCAATCGCCACTCTTGCAGCTATCTGCGCCTCCGCGGACAAGGATTCAGCCCGCGTGTCTGCCGCCGTCGCACTTCTCGATCGCGGTTGGGGAAAGCCAGTGCAAGAGATCGCCGGCCCCGGCGGAGGCGCAATCCCCGTTCACATCCAGCAGCTACCCGACGACGAGCTTGCGGCCAAAGCTGCTGCGATCATCGCAAAAAGAAAGAAGCCATGACTGCGCCCGGAATCGTCAAGGTCACCGTGAAGCTGACGTACGCCCAGTACGTGCTCTTGAAGCGCTTCAAGGGCGCAACGGACGGCGAGAAGATCGCACGCCTTGTCTCGCTGGCAAACCAATCGCTGACCGAGGCGACTGAGCGCGCGCAGAAAGCCGTCGTCGAGAAGCAGGAAGAGTATTCATCGCCGCTAGCCAAGGTGAAGCGCGCCGTCACTAGCGCGTTCACGAAGGACTGAACGTGGTCCTGTTTCCATGTGGTCATTACCGAAAAACAGACGGATCTGCTTGCGTTGAATGCATGAGCGCAAAACTGCAACGAGAAGCCACAGAGACGCTAAATCGGTGGTTTGTCCGCGGCCATTTCGACAACCCACCGCTGAACGACGTGCTGTGCGCTGAAGACGTCCGCGCCGCCCGTCTCGATCGCGACGGCCTTGGTCGCGTCCATCAAGAGATTCGCTTCGCCGTCGCGCTTCAGGTGCTGCGCTCGATCGCGACGGAACAAATCGGCGCGAGCTCGGCAGTGAAGGCGCTTGCACAAACAACTCTTGAGGTGATCGGATGAACGCAGATGACGAAACGCCAGACGTTCCCGACACCTCAGCGCCGAAGCTGCTGACCGAGACGGAGCAAGTCATGGCGGCCGCACGACGAGCACAAGCTGGCGTATCGAAGGGCGAGAACGGCCGCAAGCGCAAGGCGAGCGTCGAGCGCTACCTTTACCAGTTCATGCACGGGCACGGGCAGACCGCGACGAAGGCATTCAAGGACGGATGGGATCGGATCTTCGGCGAGAAGCGCGACGAGCCCGAGGATTTCGACGAGGCGTCGCGATGAAAGCCATTCGCGTGCTCGTTGATGCTCGCGGACGGCTGGTTTCGGCAACCGAAACCAGCCATATCGGTAAGGAACACATTCTCGTCGGCGGTCCACGATCGAAGCGGCGCACGTTTGAGATTCGTGGAGCTGCGCCGGTTTTTGATGAGGCGCTCATTCCTAAAAACGTTGGCATAGACGTGGCGCTATTCGTCGAAACAGAAGAGTCGGAGCGATGATCATCACGCGCGACAACATCGAAGCGAGCACGGATACCGACGGCACGGCGTTTGTTAACATCTCGCCAGCAGAGACGCCTTTCGTGGTCCGCTTCTACGCCGAGCGCGACCGAAATCCGATCTTGCACTCGTGGCTGCGCTCATTCTGGCGCGATCGTCCGGCGCTCGTTGCGCACGTAAGCGACAAGGTTTTTTACTCCGAGCACCAGGCCGCGATCAAAGACATCCTTGATCGCAGCGAAACCATCACGCTGCTCTCGTGCGACCCAGAAGACGAAAAGCATCTCTACTCGTGGCTGTGCGCCGAGATTCGACCCGCGGAGCTCGTTCTGCACTATGGGTGGTCCTGGAACTTCGCGCGCGGTAACGGATGCTTTACTGCGCTGCTCAACAAGGTTCTATCCGAGCTTGGCGATCGCAAATTGGTCTACACACATCGCTCCGGCAAGGCGCGCGTCGTCGCTGATAAGCTCGGCGCGACCTACAACCCATACAGGATATTCGCATGAACTCAGTGATCTTCAACAAGTCGCAAAAGATCTTCGGAAAAATGACCTCGCACGTGACCGACGATCCGAAAGCCGAGCTGCAGTTCTCGGCAACGGGTGACTTTGGCGGCGGCGTGTTCGTCACAAGCACGCGCGTCCCTGGCAAGCGCACGTTCGTTCCGATGACGAGTGTCGGCACGCTCGAGGAAACCGAAGAAGCCCCCAAGGCCAAAAAGAGCGCGTGACCGAGGATGAGCGAGCAATACTTGCCGAGCTTCACCGGCGCGAGGAATTGCGCGCGCGGGAGGCGTATTGCCCGCACGAGCCGACTTCAAAGCAACGCGCGTTCCTCGAGTACGACGATCTTGAAGCTCTTTACGGCGGCGCAGCAGGCGGCGGCAAAAGCGATGCTCTTCTCATGGCCGCGCTCAAGTATGTGCACGTGCCTGGATACTCCGCGTTGCTCCTGCGGCGCACGTTCGCAGATCTCGCGCTTCCTGGCGCGATCATGGATCGGGCGCGGACATGGCTCGCCGGCACCGACGCGCGGTGGAACGGGCAGGACAAGCGCTTCACATTCCCAAGCGGCGCATCTATCACGTTTGGATATCTCGAAAGCCGAGACGACCACCTCCGCTACCAAGGCACCGAGCTGCAATTCGTGGGCTTTGATGAGCTCACGCAGTTCGAGGAGCGGCAGTATCGCTACCTGTTCTCTCGCCTTCGTCGTCTCTCTGGCACTGGAGTGCCTCTGCGCATGCGTGGAGCGACCAACCCAGGCGGCCCCGGTCACGTCTGGGTCAAGGGCCGCTACGACATCCCTGACACCGTCGACATGTCCAAGCCGCATGTGCTCGAGAAGCGCGTCTTCTTCCCATCGAAGCTCGAAGACAACCCGCACGTCGATCGTCAGCAGTACGAGGAGTCACTGGCCGAGCTCGACACCGTCACACGCTCGCAGCTTCGCGATGGCTCGTGGGCGATGGACAAGTCGTCTCGCATCTACGAGTTTCAAGCCGGGCGACATCTCATCGACCGATTGCCGCCGCTGCCTCGCAAGCGAGAGTGGCGATACGTGCTCGGCATCGACTACGGCAATGTTGACGCTACTGCGCTCGCTGTGTGGGCCTTCTGTGTCGAGCTCGGCGACGTTTGCTATCTCGTCGAGTCGCAGAAGTGGGACAACCTGATCCCCGACACGGCCGCTAAGATCGTTACCGAGTGGTCCAAGCGCTACCCGTTCTCGCGCATCGTTGGCGACGTTGGCGGGCTCGGCAAAGGCTACGCGGAGGAAGGTCGCCAGCGATTCGCCTTGCCCATCGAGCCGGCGCAGAAGCAAAACAAGCTCGGCTATATCAAGCTGATCAACGGCGCGTACCAGAGCGACAAGATCAAGGTGGTCAAAGCGACCAACGCAGATTTTATCGCAGAGGCAACCGATCTTCCGTGGAAAAATGAGCTTCGACTCGAAGAGATGCCAGGCATAGCGAATCACCTTTGCGATGCGCACCTGTACGGGTGGCGCGAGTGCAAAGCGTTCTTCCACCAGGCCGAAGACGAAACCAAACCGAAGCGAGGGACACCAGAATGGCAGGAGCAGCAAGAGGACGCGGCGGCCGAAGAGGAAGCAAGGGCGGCGCGCGAGGAAGACGCAATGGATCGGATGCTGTGATGCCGTCTCTTCCGCCGCTGGAGTACGTGAAGGCACTGCGCGATCTCGGCGCCACGTTCGTTCGTCTTGGCGATGCTCACATTGAGTTCGTGCCGATGCACAAACCATCCAACGATGAACGCAAGATCGAGGCGAAAGCGCTCGTCTCTGCCAGTAGCACGCTCGATCGAGCAACGCTCTACACCGCAAGCCTCGTGGATCCGATCGATGTAGAGGCAGACGTGGCCGATGCCGAGCTCAGCGAGGAAGACAAGGCCAAAAAGACACGGGAAGAATTCGATCGGATTTTGTTCGCATCAGCTGACTGAAATGAACGCTTGGGCGCGGTCATGGACGACTCAGAATGGTGGCAAGAGCCAAGGCAGTAGCGAAGGGGAAATACTGGTGGGACGCCGAAGAGGGCCAGGCTTACCAGGCGGTCAACGATCTCTTGCGGCACTGCGAGCAATCGCAGGGATACCGCACCGAAGAGATCCTACGCTTTGAACGAATGTACGGCGGCCGTTCGATGGCCGGCCTTACGCCGTTCAAGTACGCGTCCAATGAGAATAGCATCACGGTGGATGCCGGACGTTTGAAAATGAACGTCACACGAGCGGCCATTGACGCGCTCGCCGCAGAAATTGCGCAGCACAAGCCGCGCCCGCTGTACCTGACGAAAAAAGGAAGCACGAAGCTTCAGAAGCGCGCCAAGCAACGCACCAAATACTGTGAGGGGCAGTTCTACAAGTGCCGCGTGTACGAGACGATGCAGCTTTGCGCGTTCGACGCTTTCCGTATCGGCACGGGCGCCGCCAAGATTAGCAACGATGGCCATCGGCTCACGCTCGAGAGAGTGCACCCCGGTGAGCTCCACGTCATCGACGCAGAGACGATCTACGGAACCACGCGGCAACTAACGCAGGTGAAGTGGATCGCGCGAAGCGAAGTTCTGCAGCTACCAAGCGTGCGAGGCGACGAAGAGAAAGAGGCGCTCGTCGAGCAGTGCACAACGCTGAGTGCAACATCGGACATGATCCAGGTTCGCGAGACATGGCGACTACCGATCAAGGCCGGCAAGAAAACCCTCATGAAGGGCCGCCACGTCATCACGATCGACAATGGCGACTTGTTCGACGAGGAGTGGAAGCGCGAGCGCTTGCCGTTCGCGTTCTATCGCTACCAGCGCCGACCGTTTGGTTTCTGGGGCAGCGGCGTGTGTGAGCTGCTGATGTCGATCCAGTTTGAGATCAACAAGCTGCTTGGCATCATCCAGGAGGCCTTCGCGTTCTGCTCGGCGCCGTGGGTGCTCACGAGCAACGGGGCACCGAACAACAAAATCGACGTCGCCCATCTGCGAAACCAGGTGGGAGCGATCATCGACGGCGGAATCGGACAGGTGCAGGTCTATACTCCTCAGCCGGTCCACCAGTCGCTACTGAGCCAGGTCGAGTTGCTCTATGGGCGCGCGTTTGAGGAGATCGGCATATCGCGCATGGCGGCGCAGCAAACGAACGAGCTCGGCGCCAACGCATCCGGAGCGGCGCAGCGCGAGCTACATGATCGCTACAGCCGACGCTTCATGCTGCAGCACCAGGCGTTTGACCAATTCGCGCTCGACATCTCCGACATCATCGTTGACGAGTCGGCAGACCTCGCAGCGCAGCACGATGGCAAGCTTCCCGTCGAAGTGCCAGTTGGTGACGGCGTCGAGATCGTCGACTGGGCAGACGTTGCCGATGGCGAAGAGATGGTGCTGCAGTGCTACCCGACAAACTTCTTCAGCACGACGCCGAGCGCGAAGAAGCAAGAAGTGATTGAGGCGCTGCAGGCTGGATGGCTATCTCGCGAGCAGGCGATGAAGCAGCTCGACTTCCCGGACGTCAGCGACGAGACGGGGCTAATCACCGCGTTTCAAGATGCGGTCGATCGCTGCGCTCGACTCATCACGGACGAAGACACGACCGTGGCGAAGGTGAAGAGAACCCGCGGATTTTGGCCGGAGCCGTTCGACGATCTCGGTCTTTGCATTGATCGCATGAACCGACACTTGAAGCGGGCGCAGGCGGCAGACGATCTCGACGTCGAGCGCCTTGACCTCATGCGCGAATGGATCAACCGCGCGCAGGCGTTGCAGCTCAAGAAGAACCCGCCAGCACCACCAGCCGCTCCGCCTGCCGAGCAACCTCCGGCAGACGCCACCATGGCCGCATAATTAGCAGGGTAATTTACCCCGCTAATTCAATTTCTAGAAAGGGCACCAATGAACGCTCCAGCACCAATCACACCCGCACCAGCAGCAGCACCGGCCCCCGCCTCGCCAGTCGTGACACGCGTCGAGCGTCGAGCGCAGGCAGCGGGCATCGCGAAGCAAATCGTCTCCGACAATGCCGATGCTGCGCCAGCGAGCGCGCAGGCAGCGGCACCACAACCGGCAGCCGTCCAGCCTTCGCCGCCCGAGGATCGAGCAGCCAGCAAGCTCGCCGCCGTCTCGCGTGAGCACAAACGGCTCATGGCAGAGAAGGAGGCACACAAGGCCGAGGTCGCTAGAGCAACCGCAGACCTCAAAGCGAAGGAGAACGACCTGGCGATCGTCGAAGCGCTGCGCAAGGGCGACTTCCTCGCACTCGAGAAGCTCGATCCGCAATGGTATGACAAAGCGTCGAAGCAAATCGTCGCCAAGATGAAGCCGGACGATCCTGCTGTGCTGCGCGAGAAGCTGAACGAGGAGACGGCGAAGCTGCGCGCCGAACTCGAAGAGCTACGCAACCCGAAACCGAAAGAGCCGACACCCGAGGAAAAGGCCGCGGCACAGGCTCGCATAGATTCTGGAAAGAAGGATCTAGTCACGCAAGCGCTAAGCATCATCAATGAAGATCCGCGCCTTGTGCACCTGCAGGGAGAGTCTCCAGAGGATGTGGGAGAGGAGGTCTATAAGTACATGGACCACCTCTACAAACAGGCAGGAAGTCCCAAAGAGATCACGGACGAGCAATTGGGAGAGTGGTTCCAGAAGACATGTCTTAGTCTCGAGACCGCTTTGCGCGTGCAAAAGGAATTGACTCAAAGTCAAGAGCCTGTCACAACCAAAAGCGCCGCCACCAAAAGTGGATCATCAGGCAAAGCCAATCCGCAGCAAATCACTCCGCGGGGATCCAACACCCTTACTGCTTCGATGCAGTCGAGCGTTCCCGTCGGCGGTAAACCGTCAACACGCGAGGAACGCAAGGCGGCAGCGAATGCGCTTATGCGCGCGGCTGAACGAGCCTAACGGCTAGTCCTCCGCGCGTGCGGAGCCTTCCATGTCAGCAGACGTAGCCTCGCTTCCGTCGCTCTACAAAACCCTCTATCCAGACGATGCCGTCTTGGATCTTTCGTATGACGGGCGCGTCCTCTGGGCGATGCTCGAAAAGAAGACCGACTTCTACGGCAGCGCCGAGCAGGTGCCGCTCATTTACGCGCCTCCGGGCGGACGTTCTGCGTCGTTCACGACTGCGCAGACGCACCAATCTCGCGAGGTGCAAGATGCATCGTTCCTCGTGACCCGCGCCAAGGATCATCAAGTGATCCTGATCGACGGTGAGTCGATGGAGGCGTCCGAGAACAAAGAAGGCGCATTCGTCGACATCTTCGAGGCGCACATGGACTCGGGCATCAACAACCTGAGCCGCACGCTCAACAGCGACTTGTACCGCTCTGGCTCCGGATCGCGCGGTCGCATTCTCTCCGGTCAGGGCACTCCGACCATTACGCTCACCGATGCTCGAGACGCCCTGCGTTTCGAAGTTGGTATGAGCGTTCGCGTCGGTCCCAATGATTCGAGCTCTGGTCTGCGTACCGGTCCGGCCGTCATCACTGCGATCTCGCGCCGTGCTGGCACTCTGACCACGTCCGGAAACTGGTCGACGGTGATCACTGGCGCCGCGGCGAATGATTACATCTTCGCCGACGGCGATGCTTCGGCAAAGATCAAGGGCCTCGATTTCTACATCCCAAGCACCGACCCGACCGGCGGCGATAACGCCTTTGGTCTCGATCGCTCTGTCGATGTGGATCGTCTCGCTGGCATTCGCTCGGGTGACTTGAGCGCGCTTCCGATCGAGGAAGCGTTGCTGCAGCTGAACGACGAAATCTGGACGTACGGCGAAGGCACTGTCGACGTGAACCTGATGCAGTCGCTGCGCATGACCGACCTCGAGAAGTCGCTCGGCGCGCGCGTGCAATACGTCGACACCAAGTTCGGCAACGTCGGCTTTACCGGCATCAAGGTCAACCATGCTGGCGGCGTTTCGACCGTCTACGGCGATCGCGATTGCCAGTACACGGCGCTCTACGGCCTCACGTCGAAGGTATGGCGCTTCCACTCGCTGAAGATGGCGCCGCGTCCGCTCGAGTACAAAGGTATCAACAAGAACGGCCTGAACATCGACCAGAACAGCGACGGTATCGTGATTCGCCTCGGATACCGCGGGAATCTCGTTTGCCGCGCTCCTGGCTTCAACGGTCGCGCCACCATCTAATTTTCACTCTTGGTTGGAAGGTGGCCGGGACGCGACCGGCCGCCTTCCTTCCTTGAACTTCAAGGAGACAATGACGTGGCAAATAAAACTCTGAATGTGGCCTGGTCGCCGGCCGCAGAAGCTGTGCGGTTCTCTGGAAGATTTGCGCCGCAGGGTGCGAGCGCGCCTACGATTGTGTTCCCGACAAAGCGCCGCCGCTTCAGCGTCGTTCGCACATCGCAGGGCGTCTACACCGTGACCCTGCTCGATCGGTGGCAGGAGTGGAACGTCGCAGGCGCAACGCTGCAGCTCGCCGCGCTCGCGATCCGCAGCTTGCAGGTCGGCGCAATCAACCAGACGGCCGGTACATTCGTGATCTCAAACATCGACGGAGCAGCGGCAGCGCAAGACATCGCCGCCAATGCGGACAACACGATCATGTTCGACATCGAAGCGATGAACTCGTCCGTCTGAAAAGGAGTTCGTGATGGCAATCAAAGGCCTTGCAGACGCGCTGATGCCCAAAAGCAAAAGCAAGCCTGCCGTAATGATCGCGATGGAACCAGAGGAGTCAGAAGAAAAATCTGGCGGCTCGGAAGGGCGAACCATGGCAGCCGAGGACATCATCGACGCGGTGAAGTCTGGAGACGCCAAGGCTCTTGCTGCAGCACTCGGCGACTTCATGGATATCCGATCGGGTCATTCCGAGGCCGATGAAGAAATGGGCGACGACTGAAAACCGCGGTGGTGGTCGCTCGGGGTGGTCACAGACCGCGCCCCTAACCCGAGCGTCCACTACCAGCGCATTTGTCGAGGTGATCCGTGTCAGATAATCGCACCCTGCAGCAGGTACGAGACGACGCAGCTGCGCGTGCTGACATGACCGTCACCGCATCTACGTTTGTCACGATCACCCAGGCCAACGTCTGGGTGAACCTCGCGATCGCCGAGCTACGCGACATCATGATCGCGGAGATGGGCGACGACTGGCTCGCGACCGTCTCAACTCCTGCCGCAATCATTGCGAACACAGACCGCTACACGCTTCCGACCGATTGCTACAAAGCGCTTGGTGTCGATGTTTCGATGGACAACCAGGTCACATGGCAATCGCTCGAGCGGTTTGAATTTTCCGAGCGAAATAAGTTTGCAACTAGCTCTGTTTGGGGTGGACTGCTCCCGGCTTACCGTCTGTTTGGGACACAGGTCATGTTTCGGCCAATCCCGGCGACAGGGATCGGAGTGTACTATCGGATCTGGCACATCCCAACGATTACTCGTCTGGTTAACGACTCAGACACATTCGACTTTGTGCATGGGTGGGATGACTGGGTGGCATGCCGAGTCGCGATCCGCATGCTCGTAAAAGAGGAGAGCGACACATCAGCTCTCGTAGCTGACCTCGCGCTGATTCAGCAACGCATCATCGGCGCAGTGCGCCACCGCGACGCCGGAACGCCCAAGCGAGTTCAGGACACACAGCGTCTGTCGAGCTCGTCGGCGTATGGCCGCAACCCGAACGATGAAGGGTCGTGGATTTGAAACCGGGCTGGCCACGTATCGACGCTGCGAAGATCGGAGACACAGTCGAGTCGATCAAGAGCATGCTCGTCACGCCTACGGCGCGCGCGCTCGTCGAGCTGCAAAACATGCTCGGCGGCGGCCTCACGTTCACGGACAATTTCAAATGCTCGATCGTCGAGAAGGCACTCACGCACGGAGTCGAGATGCCGATCACGTGCGGATTCAACCCGATCGGAGTGTACGCACTGCGCTCTGAGGCGATCAAAGACGGCTCGCGGTACTCGATCGACTCCCTTGATTGGCGCTTCGGAGCACCGGGAGGAACGATTGGTGTGACTGCTAAGTTCGATCTTGGCCACAGCGGACAGCTGCTTGAAAAACATCGCACAACAAATCAGACGATCGCCAACAACACGCTCACAACTGTACTTTGGGAATCGACAACAAACACGCGCGGATCCGTGATCACTGAATCTAGCGGATCGTTCTCGGTGACAGAGGCCGGCGTCTATTTTGTCTCAGGTCAGGTAAACATCAGCGGCGGCGCGCTAACTGCGTTTCAGGCGTGGCTTGAGATGGGTGGCAATCGTTTCGGTGACACCGGTTTCTTTGCTACAACAACCGCAGACGCTCTCGTATCGACGTCGTGGCCGATCACGATGGCTGCTGGCGACTCAGTCAAATTTGTCGCGTATCAAACGAACGCAGCCGTAGCCAACAGAACGATCATCGGAACAAACACGAACCGCGCACGCATGGCTGTTCAGCGTCTCTACAATGCAACGGTTCCGCAAAACAACGTCACGCTCCTTCTCGTGGGTGGCTAACCATGCCGCTCGACAAACAGCTAATCGACATCGCGCTGCAGGGACTCGATACGAAGACCGACGCGAAGCTAGTCGCTCCAGGAAAAATGCTCGCGCTCGAGAATGCGCGCTTCGAGAAGGCTGGCAGAATCAGCAAGGCCCTAGGATCTACGCTGGCCGTAACAACGCCAGGAACCGTCAGCAGGCTATTTGGGTTTGGCGGCGGCGTGCAGGCAATCAGAACAACGTCCGGAGTCACCCCGGAGGACTTCGGTAGATACTCAAGCGTACTTGGATACTTTGCCGGAAGCACGACAAACGGAAACTTCAGGAATCAAGTTGCATGTCCGTTTGCCAGTGCAGACAAGGTTATTCAGTCGACGATAGGATCGGCAGTAACGACGCAGGCTGCCAGTGTTGATTCGTGCATTGTCGGTAGCACTCGCGTCTATCTGACTGGCGTAGGAACTAATATCTTTGCGACGGTTGTAGATACGGCCTCTAAGTCGGTCATCAATAATTTTCTAGTCACGCTCGGTACAGAAGCCCACATTCTGCCGCTAACCAGCACGACATTCGCCGCTGTGATCAGAGTCGCGGGTGCTGGGAACATCGTGGTTTACGAGTGCAACATAAGCGGAACGGCCACCTCCCGAGGAACGTTCGCGATCGCTCAAAACATTGCGGTGCAACCATGGGACTGCTCGATCACCGCTAGCGGATCTCACATATTCATCGTCGCCAGAAACCCAGCTGTGCTCACAACGGTTGAGATCCGATCGATCACTGTTTCATCGTGGGCGTCAGCGTCAACAACGTTCGCGGCGGCGTCCAACGTGCAGGGGCTAGGTGTAGGGTCAAATACCGATGCGCGGATCGTATGGGCTGACGGATCCGGTAACCTGTTCGAGCGTTCATACTCGACGGCGCTTTCGGCAGGCATCAGTACGACGATGGCGGCCCCTGCCGACATCATGACGGCGATCTCCGTGCTTCCAGACAACACCGGAGCTGCAAGTATCGTCGCCTCATCGTCGACTATCACATACACGATTAGCGCGACAGCTGCCGGGACAGGAAGCATCGCGGCAAAGGTTCGAAACGTATACCTAGCTTCGAAGCTGACGACGGTAACGATCAACTCCGTCGCCAGATATTTCGCGATGGTGACATTCTCCAGCGGAATACAATCGAGATTCTATCTCGTTGAGTTTTTCGCAAACGGAGGAACGTTTGCATACACAAGAGCAGCGCTCGCTTCTGATACGGCGATACCCTATCAACAGCTAAACGGGACACCGACAAAAGGTTGCCTTCCGACGATGTCTCTAGAGCCGTCGTATACTACTCGGTTTGTGTGTCCTCAGCAGGTATCAACGCCAGGAGGCTCCGCTATTTCGGAGGTCGTAAACTGCGCGTTTGACTACGATCCGCTCACCGGGTGGGACGCAGTTGATACACCCGCTGGAGGTCTAATCACGGGTGGGTTTCTCCAGGTCTTCGACGGCGTCTGTCTGCGCGAGAACGGCTATCTGATGTATCCGACGATCCTATCAGCTACGCCCGCTGCGGCGGGTGGATCACTCGTCGATGGCGTGCGCAGCGTGATTTTGATCTACGAACGAGTTGACGGGAACGGTAACCTGCACCAGTCACAAGTGAGTGTACCGGCGTCTGCTACTGTTTCTGGTGGTGGCGGTGCTGGAAAGATCACAATCAGCGCGACTCCGTACACGATCACAAACAACCTTGATTCACGCGTCGTTGCCTATCGAACGGTAGCGGGTGGTACTACCTACTATCGAGATACCGAGGTGTATAGCGACCCATTTGCGACGACAGTGACACTTTCGCTCACGCAAAGCGACACCGCTATCCAGTCGAATCAGATCATTTACACGACCGGTGGAGCTTACGAGAAATTTCAGCCAGACGCGCCGTGCGCGATCGCAGCTGATGATTTTTACGTCTATTCGGTGAGCGGAAATGATCGGTATGCTGCGATCGTATCTCAGCCAATCTCCAGCGGATATGGCGTGAGTTTCTACAAAGGACTCTCGAAACAACTGGCATCAGAAGAAGGTCCGATCACTGGACTTGCGCGACAGGATGGGCGCCTATTCGCGTGCAAGAAGCGTCAGATCTACATGGCACAAGGCGCCGGTCCTGATGTCACCGGAGCCAATGACACGCTCAGCAGCTTCCAAAAGCTGCAAATGGAGATCGGCGCAAAAAGGCAGCGCTCGATACTAGCATCCAATGCCGGAATATTTGTCCACGGCAACAAGGGCATTTGGATGATTGGACGAGACTTGCAGGCTAGCTATATCGGTGCCGAAGTCGAGGACTTCACAAACGCGTCAGATATCTATGATGCGTGCCTTGTTCCGGACAAAGACGAAGTCCGGTTCTTGATGGCCGGATCCGGAGCGACCCAGGGCGCTCTTTGCTTCAACTCGTTTTTCAAAACGTGGTCTAGGCTTCCGTACTTGTCGGCTACTGCGATCACACACTCCAACGGATCGGTTTACTTCAATGCCGACACCAGCGTCTCTGGCGTGATCGCTGGATTGTACAAGGAGTCTGGTTTCGCTAACGCACATACGTCTCCCACGTCTAACTCTACTGTGTTGAATACCTCCTGGATCAAGCTGTCGAGCATTCAGGGATTCATGCGTGTTTATGAGCTATTGATCTTGGGAGAATTCAAGTCCACACATACGCTTCAGGTGTACGTATATTTTGACTACGTATCATCCGGAGGTGAGTCGCACACGATCACCGGCACCAACGCAACAGACAGCAGCAGCGCCTATCAATTTAGGGTGAAGCTCAACCGTCAAAAGTGCGAATCGATAATGGTGATTATCGGCGAGAGTTCCGGAGCGACTAGCGAAAACTACAACATATCCGGCCTAGCAGTCCTGGCCGGACTCAAGCGCGGAGCCTACAAGCTCAACGCAGCAAAGACGGTGTAAACATGGCTGGATTCACTCCCGCGCAAGGTCCGACGCCGCAGCAGTACCAAGATGACGAGGAAGCGAAGCGCAAGGCGGCGCAGCAGGCGCAGATCAACACCGTCGCCGACCAGGGCGCTCCAACTGCAAATTTCGAGCTCACCGGCAAGAACGCGGAGCAGTTCAACCAGGGACAGCAGGCGCGTCGCGACGCCACCGGGCGGATCCTGGGCGGACCGAGCACGATAGCTGACGGTAACGCAGCGATTGCAGCTCGAGCGCAGCAAGTCGCCGCAGTGCAAAATCAGCAGGCAAGCAACGCTGGTGTAGAGGTTGCAGACGCAGATTCGCAGGCGGGTGGCATCGCCGGTTTCTTTGGTGGTCACGAGATCACCAAGCACTATACGGCTGGGAAGACTGCCGACACGACTACAGCCGGCAACAAAGCTACGTTGCAGCAACGCATCGATCAAGCGGATAGCCGACCATTTGCACAGGCAACCGCAGCGTCGATGCAGGGTGCGCAGGGGCAAGGATCGCAGCTCGACCAATCGCAAGCGAATCAGTTCCGCAGCGGTCAGCAAAACCTAGCGCAGATGTTGACTCAATCGGCGCAGGGTAATGGTCCATCTGCGGCCCAGGCGCAGTTGCAACAGGCGACAGATCAAAACCTTGCATCGCAACTCGCGCTAGCCAAGAGCGGCACCGGCGATCGCTCGGCGGCACTCAAGCAAGCGCTGATGAATCAGGCGACGATCGGTCAGCAGGCCGCTTCGCAATCGGCTTCGCTTCGAGCGCAAGAGCAGCAGCAGGCGATGGGTCAGCTCGGCGGCGTGTTGTCTGGAGCTCGCGAGCAGGATCTTGGCGCTGCCGGGCAAAACGCGAACCTGGCACAGCAGGCGTCGTTCAATAACGCCAATCTCGCGCAGCAGACTGCGACGACAAACGCGACACTTCAACAGCAAACGAACCTTGCGAACCTTGGATCGCAAGTCGATCAGCAGAAGCAAAAAGACGCGTTAATCCAGACGTATCTCACGCAAGGAATGCAACTCGATCAGGCGCAGCACGCAGCTGAGATTCAACAGGCACAATTCAACGCAGAGCTTCTCGCGCGCCAAGCAGCGGCCGATAAAGGCGTCGCCATGCAGAGCAGCGCGGCGGCTGGGCAGACTGCTGCCGCAACGGTAGGCGCGGTTGCCTCGGGCATCGCATCGGCCGTCTCCGACATGCGCGAGAAAAAGGCGATCCACGACGGCACGGCCAAGCTCGAGGGCTTCCTCGGTGCGATCGGAACGCACGCCTACAAGTACAAAAATCCCAAGGCAGCACTGCGCGGCGAAGGCGAGTTCGTTTCTCCGATGGCCCAAGAGCTCGAGAAAACCGAGCTCGGCAAATCCATGGTGCGCGAGTCGCCAAGCGGCACGAAGGTCGTCGACTACGGCAAAGGGCTCGGGACGATGATGTCCTCGATGGCGATGCTGTTCAAGAAAGTAAAGAAGCTGGAGCGCGCCAATGCCTGAGGTTCAGGACGTCGACTCGAATTACATCTACTGGCAGCCAGACGGCGGTGGTGCGATCCAGCGGACGGCGCGCACTCCAGAAACTGACGCGCAGTTCTCGATCGCGAATCCGGCTTCCGCCCCTGCTGCGACTCCGATGTCAGATCCGGCCCCGCAGGACATCCCGCTGGGAGATACGCGGCTGGGCGCTGCTGCAAAAACGGTTGGCGGCGCGATTGGTAGCGCCGGTCAGGCTATCTCTGACGTGGTTAGCGGTCCGTCGATCTCTGACAGGATCGGACACGCGGCAAGTGACTATCTACTGCAGCCGGCCGCAGGGAAAGAACCGGAGACGGTGGGACAACAGCAAGCTCGCGCACTCACACCTCCAGCCCCGTTCGAGTCGATAGCACCAGTAAAGCCGGCAGAAAATCCGGCTGCGCCGCAGGTGGGAGCCGTATCCGGCCATCATCCGCTCGCAGGCCCGAGCTCATCTTCTGAGCTCTTCAAGGCGATGCGCGAAGAGAAAAAGGCGACCGGTCAGATCATCGATCTGCAGAAGCAGGCCGAAGACGAGAAGGCTTTCGCAATGGCGGTCGACGCCAACGCGCGCGACAAGTTCCAGGCTGACCAAGCGATTAAGCAGGCCGACCGCGATCGCGCGGTGAAGGAAGGAAACGCGCAGCTCGACGCGATGAACAAGGAAGTCCGCGAAGGGAAGATCGACCCAGACGGTTTCTTCGGCGGGGACTCTGGCACCGCAAAACGCATCGGCGCCGCCATCGCCGTGGCGCTCGGTCAATTCGCCGCGAGCATGACAGGCGGACAAAACGCCGCGATGGGAATCATCAACGACTCGATCCAGCGCAACATCGAGGCGCAGAAAAAGAACCTGGCGCAAAAGGGTCTCGCTGCCGATGCCCAGCGCAGCAAATTGCAGATGCTTCGCGAGCAAGGATTCGACGAAAACCAGGCCGAGCAAGCGACGTTTCTCGGCGGACTCGAGGCATCAAAGGCGAAGCTCGCGGCAACGCTGCAGGCGAGCTCGAGCGACGCGGTACGCGCGAACGGCGCAAAGCTCATGGCGCAGATGGACCAGAACATCGCGCAAACCAAGCTGAAATTTGAGGCGGCATCGCGCGCGGCCGCGCTCAAGTATCAGCCAAAGAGCTTCGACGATCTGATCAAGAAACAAAAGCTCGATCACGAGATGAGCCGCGACAAAGCCGAGCGCATGATCCGCATGGCTGACGGTTCAACCGCGTTTGCTCCGACAAAAGAAGACGCAACAAGCATCAAGGAGAGCGACGAGAACCGCATAGCGATGACGAGCAACCTCGATCGACTCAAGCAGATCGTCAAAGACAAATCGAGCTGGACGGATCGCGCAACACGAGATGAAGCCAAGCGGATATCGAAAGAGCTTGTCACCTCTTACGGTGTGATGAAGAAACTCGGCGCACTTTCTGACAGCGATCGCGAGCTCGCCGATCAATTCCGAGACCCGAACTCGCTTTTCACTGGCGACGACAAGATTATCGACTCGATCAACAAATACGCCGGACGCATCAACGCTGGCCATAACGCCAAACTCCAGTCTCGATTGGTGACTGAGTAATGGCCGACACTTTCGACAGTTCAACCGGCGAGGTCGTGGCAGCGCCCGATCTTCCTGTCGGCACGTCGAAGGTGTCGGTACAGAACCCTACAAGTGGAGAGTTCCAGCTCGTCTCGCCGAAGACCGCGCGCCACCTCCTGGCGCAGGGATTCAAGCTCGACACGCCCGAGCTGCGCACAGAGATCGCGAACCAAGAGAAGTACGGCGACGGGTTCGGCAACGAGGCCGCGGCGTTTGGTTTAGGGGCGGCTCGCGGTGCTTCGTTTGGATTGTCGGATCTTGCACTCTCGGAAACCGGACTACTCAGCGCCGACGAGCTCAAACAGCGCGAAGAGCTGAACCCAGATGCATCGCTAGCTGGAGAGGCTGCTTCATTCCTTCTACCCGCTGCTGGCGCTGTAAAAGCGCTTGGCACCGCCGGAAAGGTTGCGCGCGGACTTGGCGCAGGCATCGAAGGCGCATCGCTCGTCGGCAAAGGCGTAGAAGCCGCAGGACAGGCAACGGCCAAGGCTCTCGGCATCGAAGGTACCTCGCTGCTTGGGCAGGTCGGCGCGAAGATGCTCCCGCGCGCTGCCGGCATCGCTGCCGAGGGCGAGCTCTACAACATCGGGCACAACCTATCGCAAGCGGTCATGAAGGATCAGCCCGTTACCGTCGAGTCGCTTATGGCGAACTCCGGCGATGCTCTCGCGCTTGGAGCAGGGCTTGGTCTCGCAGGTCCGCTGGCCGCTCGAGCTGGCAGGAGTATCGTCGACAAGATCGCTCCGGAGATCGTCCAGACCGCAAGCGCATCTATCAACAAGGCTGCGAACAACGCAGTCAAAAAGGTGGCCGACTTCTTCGATCCGGAAAACTCGCTGCAGCTGTTCAGCGGATTGCGCGCGAACACTCCCGAGCGTTTCGCGCAGGACGTGAAGGTTGCTCGCGAGGCCGGATTTTACCGACCCGGCGAAGTGAAGTTCGATCCGGAGTCGCTGAGCTTCAAGCAGATCGCCAAGGGCGGACTTCCAGATCGCGAGGCCGCATCGCTGCGACTTGAGCAGGGCAAAGCCGACGTCGGTAAGGCGATGGGCAACATTCTCTCTGCCGGCGAGGGCGTGAAGTTCTCGGACAATATCAAGCGCTTTGGGATGCAAGACGCCAAGCGCATGTCCAAGCTGCTCACCGATTGGCGAGCGAACCGAGTGATCACGGACCAAGAGGCGGGACAGCTCGGCGCCCTCGTGAACGACATCGGCGCCGCGGTGAACGAGAAAGCCGGCGACCTCAAGGGGCTGCACGAGCTGCGCATGGGCCTAGATCAGCGCATCGGCGGCAAAAACTGGGAGACGCTCAAGGGCGAGGAGATCGAGACGATCAAAGAGCTTCGCCGGATCGTTGCGGACAAGATCGACGCAGGCGCGAGCGCGCTAGCTGAAAAAGGGCTCGTCAAAAACGGCGACTGGAAAAAGCTGAACCGCCTCTACGGAAGCCTTGCCGGAATCGAGAAGCCACTAGCGAAGGCACAGGCGCAAGCCAACGCATGGGTGAACGTCGGCGGCCTGCGCTGGCGTGACCTCATGCTCTCTGGGGTTGGAGCTCCGGTCGGAGCGTCAGTCGGCGGAATGATCGGAGGCGAGGACGGCGCGAAGGTCGGCGGAATCCTTGGCGGCGGTCTCGGCGTCGCAAACAAGCTCTTTCAGACCGAGAAGGGTCTACTCTGGCGCGCGCAGATCGGCGAGCGGCTTGGTGCGTTGCAAGGCGCCGCGGGCGCGCTATCGAACGTCAGCGAGCGCATCTCTAGCGCAGCTGCAAAGTTCGTCGGCAACGACACAACGCGCATGGCTGCTCGCACGGTGCCTTTTCGCCTGGAGACAGCGTTCTCCTCTGCGCAGGACAAACGGGCCGAGAAAATCGCAGCGCGCGACAGACAGGACAAGTACCGGGTCGCCTTCGACAAGCTCTCGAAGCTCGTGGCTGATCCGATGCAGACCGGCGAGGAAATCACCAAGGCAATGCGCGGTGCCGAGCACCTTCCGCCTGGCATCCGCGAAGCGCTCGTTGGCAAGCAGCTCGAGACGTACAACTTTCTTGCGATGAAGGCGCCGCGGGATCCGCTGGCAGAGTACAACGTCAACCCGACACAATCGCAGTACGAGCCAAGCGACGGCGAGATCGCAACGTGGGAACGCTACGTGCGCGCCGCGCAAGCTCCGCTGACCGTAATCGACGATCTGCACAAGGGCGAGGTCACGCCGGAAGCAGCCGAAGCCGTGCGCACGCTGTATCCGAAGCTGTATCAAAATATGCAGATTGAGATAATGCAGCATGTGACGGAGTCGAAGCGCCCGCTTCCATACGAAGAGCGCGCGCAGCTCGGAATCATGTTCGACGTGCCCGCCGATCCATCACTAGCGCCGGAATTCCTAAACGCGCTGCAAGGACGATTTGAGCAGTCGGGACAGCCGTCGGATGGAAGCAGTAAGACTCGCGTCACTGGGACATCCAAAATGGATGCTGGAAACGTCGCAACTGTCGCCCAAGCGGCGCTGAACAAATAACTTGTGAGGTACTAGAAAATGATCACGACAAACAGACGTATTCCGGAATCGGGCGAACTCGCTTTTGGCTCAATCACTGCTGCGACAGCTGGCACTGCAAATCCTGTTCTCACACTCGTGAAAGACTCTGTGAGCCTCGGATTTGAGAACACCACGGATGTGCAACTTGTGGTAACGATCAACCTCGTACAGAAGAAGCGCGTACCGGCCAACTCGTTTCGAATCATCGATCTCGGCACGAACAAATCGCGACTTGCTGCCGGTACGGTGATCGGGGTGTTTCGTGCGGCTGGCGCTCCAACGGTCGGAACGTTTGAAGTTCTGTCTGTTACTGGCCAGTAAGACTTAGGAGTTCCCATGTTCGAGTGCTTCAAGTCGAAAATCACGCGCATGAAAAAAGCACGGCGTCTCACAATCGAGTCGCAGCGCTATCAGAAGATCGCGGGATTGCTCGGTCCAGCAAAAGACGACGCTGCGCAATTCGAGCACATGCGCGAACTCATCGCGCGCGCCTCGAGCATGGAAAACGCGTCATGCGGTTGTGATGTCTGCTCGATGATTAGAAACCACCAAAGGAGCGCACCTAAATGAGCGGTGGAGCAGGAAGCGGCGGCGGCGGCGGATCGTCGCCAACGACGACCAAGGGCGATATCATCGCTCGCACGGCTACTGCTGATGCTCGCGTTCCGGTTGGTGCGGACACTTTCGTCCTCACTGCCGATAGTGCGCAACCAACTGGCGTTGCATGGGCAGCGGCCCCAGGCGCTGGCGGTGGCGCGGCGACGACTACGGCGTTTGTGACGATCGGAAACGATGCGGCTCTGAGCGCTGAGCGCGCGCTGCTCGACGACGGAACGACGGTTCAACACACCGACGCAGGCGCGGGGACGAACGTCACGACGTCAGTTCGAGACAACGGAATAAGCAACCTGAAGCTGCGCGACTCGGGCGCGCTGTCAGTAATTGGTCGCAGTGCGAATACCTCCGGCGACCCTGGAGACATCAG